GGCTACCTGAACGCCGACGACCATGTCCTCGACCCCACGTTCGGCCGTGGCCTGTGGTGGACCGTCTGGCAACCCAAGCACCTGACTGTCCACGACCTACGCATCGACGGCACCGACTTCCGTGACCTCCCCTACGACGACGCCACGTTCGACGCCGTCGCCTACGACCCCCCCTATGTCTCTGTCGGAGGCCGCAAAACGACCACCATCCCCGACATGCACGACCGGTTCGGTCTCACCGACGCCCCCACCAGCCCCGCCGGGGTACAGGAACTCATCAACACCGGCCTCACCGAAACGGCACGGGTCCTCAAACCGAAAGGTGTGCTGCTCGTCAAGTGCCAGGACTACATCAGCAGCGGCAAGCTGTGGCCCGGCACCCACCTCACCCTCAACCACGCCTTCACCCTCAACCTGAACCTCATCGACAGGCTCGAACACATCGGCCGGCCCCGACCACAACCCCCCGGTCGCCGCCAGGTCCACGCCCGCAGAAACCTGTCCACCATGCTCGTCTTTAGGAGAACACGATGACCGACGAAACACGCGAACTCACACCCGAAATGCTGATCCGTGCCGTCATGGACAACCAGGACATGATCGAGGCGATCAACGCCAACCCGCTCAAAGTGATGCTGTCGCCGGACGGGTCGGAGGCCGAGCTGTCGATCGCTGAGGTCGTCCCACCGATCGTCGTCGCAACGGTCCACGCGCTCGCAGAGTTCGGCATCCTCAACTGGACACAACCCGAGCAGTCTCAGGTCGGCTAAGGTTCGGGTATGCAGCCGAACGCCACACCGGAACCACAGCAGACCGTCCAGGGGTGCCTCATCGGCATCCTTGCCGTCGTCGTCATGGTCGGCCTGTTCTGCTTCGCCGTCGCAAGTGTCGTCGTCACGGTCAAATGGGCACTCGGCAAGTAACGCCGGCCGACCGGACCGACAAGGCCCATGTCGTCCTCGACCCGTTGCGGGTCGTTGTCGTGGACGGTGACGGCTGGGAGGTCGCCCGGTTCGGGCCGTTCGACACGCTCACCGACATGGTGACCGAAGTTCAGAAAGCACACCCCGACGCTTGGTTCGTGCGGGCAGACACGACGTTTCCAGACACTTGAACTGGTAACATTACGCACATGGGAACAAAGATTCACTCAAATGCACCGTTCGGGTCCGAAGCACGCGTCACAGCGTTCTGGAACCATGTCGATTCGACAGGCGGCCCTGATGGCTGTTGGCTCTGGACCGGGTACGCCGAGAAAGGTTACGGCGCCTACTGGTTTCGTGGCCGCATGTACGGGGCACACGAACTAGCCCTCAGTTTCACCACCGGAGAAGCACGACCTGACGGCTTCGACACCTGCCATTCCTGCGATACGCCACTCTGCTGCAATCCGTCGCACCTTCGATTCGACACCAGGCTGTCCAACGTCCACGACAGCATCGAGCGCAAACGACACGCTCACGGGGCCGGAAACGGCGGCGCAAAGCTCACGGAGGCCGACGTTCTCAACATTCGGGAACGCGCCGCCGCTGGTGCAAAGTTCAAGACCCTCGCTGCGGAGTTCGGCGTGAGTCCGGGTCTTGTCAGCGGCATCGTCCACGGAAAGCGATGGACCCATGTTGGCGGGCCACTCAAGACCACTCATGGCAATCAGAAACATGGGCGATACGCCCGAAAGGACAAGGTCACATGAACGACGCAGAAGTTCGGTTGATTGGCAACGCCACGGCTGACCCTGTTTTCAAGGTCACGCAGGGCGGGCAGAACATGGCGACGTTCGGTATCGCCATCAACAAGCGTCAGAAGAACCAGGACACCGGCCAATGGGAGAACGGTGAGCCCGAGTTCCATGACGTCGTCTGCTGGCGGGACCTTGCAGAGAACGTCGTGGAGTCCATCACGAAGGGCACACGGGTCATCGTCGTCGGTCGTCTCTCGAAGCGTTCCTGGGAGGGTGAGGACGGCAAGAAGCAGTACCGGGTGGAGGTTGTCGCTGACGACGTCGCCCCGTCGCTGCGTTGGGCGGTCGCAGACGTCACCAAGACCGCCAGCTCCGGCGGCGGCGGCAACTACGGCGGTGGTGGCGGCTACTCGGGTGGCAACGAGCCGTTCTGATGAGCCACCAGCCTGTCCCCGAGGACGCACACGCCGTCGTAGCAGTCTCCTGCTATCCGACGCTGACGTTCGTGGACGGCGAAGCACGCCCCGAAGTGGCGCTCAAAGTGGCGAGCGTCCCGTTCTTCCATGTGTCCATCCCTGACTTCGCTGAAAGCTCGGAGGCATACTTCGTACTGCCGGCGGGCGCTGTCCACAGCCTTGTGGACGCGCTGCTCGACGCCCACGACAGGGCCGAGATGCTGGCCGACGACAACATGGCTCGGGCGGGGGGAAGCGATGACTACTAGGCGGCGGCCGTCGAAACCGAAGAAGGCGACGGACCACAAGTGGATGGTGTTCGCTGCGTGCAAGAACTTCGGACCGGACCTGTTCCACACCGACGACCGCAAGGCGAAAGGCGCAAAGGCGATCTGTGCGGACTGTCGCGTCAAGGCTGAGTGTCTGAACTATGCGATGGAGGAACGCATCCATGAGGGTGTGTGGGGCGGCATGACCGGTGTGGAACGACAGTCGTACCGTCGCCGTCTCGCCCGCCGCCGCGCCCTGGAAGCCCTAGAGGGCAACCTGTCGTGACAGTCACCAACAACGAGACACGCTCCCTCGCGCAACGTCTCGCAGAGTCCGGCGAGTGGGAGACCATGCTCGCCAAGCTCACCGACGACGAGGCCGCCAAGCTGGTGTTCGACTGGACGTTTTGGGGTCGCCCCTGCCAGTTCGAGCCGCCCGGCGAGTGGGACCATTGGTTCTTCCTCGGTGGGCGAGGAACTGGAAAAACCCGTGCGGGGGCCGAGTGGGTCCGCATGAACGTCGATGCCCGGCGGGCTCACCGTATTGCGCTTGTTGCGCCGACGTCGGGTGACGGCCGTGACGTCATTGTTGAGGGCGAGTCGGGGATCATGTCGGTGTTCCCGCAGCATGAACGCCCCGAGTACGAGCCGTCGAAACGGCGCATCACGTTCCACACCGGGGCCGTCGCAACCCTGTATTCGGCCGACGAACCCGACCGGTTGCGAGGCCCGCAGCACGATCTTGCGTGGGCCGAAGAAACCGCAGCATGGAAGAAGGGCGAAGAAGCCCTGGACAACCTGCTGCTCGGTCTACGCCTCGGCCCTCACCCTCGACTACTGATTACGACCACACCGAAACCGCTGCCGTGGCTACGCGCCCTCGCTGAACAGTCGAACACCGTAATGACGAAAGGTTCGACCTACGACAACATCGCCCACCTGGCACCGTCGTTCATCGCAGCAGTCATCGACCGTTACGAAGGCACCAGCCTCGGCCGGCAGGAACTACAGGGTGAGTGGTTGGAATCTGTCGAAGGTGCCCTGTGGACGATGGAGACCATCGAGTCGCACCGTTGGCCCGTGTACGAGGACAAGCGGGACTGGCGCACCGTTGTCGGTGTGGACCCTCCCGGCGAAGTCACCGCCGAGGCCGGCATCATTGTCGCTGCCGGTCCCCGCATGGTGACCCGTGGCGCAGAGTGCGCCATCCTGGCCGACGTCTCGGTGCGTGGACGGCCCGAACAATGGGGCAAACGTGCCGTCGAGGCGTACCGGCAGTTCGCTGCCGAGAAGATTGTCGTAGAAGCCAACCAGGGTGGCGACATGGTGCGTGCTGTCATCCAGTCGATCGACCCCGATGTACCGGTGCAGAAGATTCGTGCGTCGAAGTCGAAGGGTGAACGCGCCGAACCGGTCGCTGCGAAGTACGAGCTCGGTCGTGTCCACCATGTCGGCTACTTCCCTCAGTTGGAGTCGCAGATGGTGTCGTGGACGAGGGGTGACAAGATTTCGCCGGACCGTATGGACGCGCTCGTCCACGCAGTCACGGAGCTGTTGCCCGAACAGGCCCGTGCGGCTTCTGTCGAATCCGTGGCCGGGCGACGACTTAGCATTGGTGGTATGGGATACCGCAGACGGTTCGGTCAGGGCAGGTAGCGTAGAGACATGCCTGTCGGCCTTTTCATCGTCGTCGTCCTGGCGGCGTACCGGATTACGCGCCTTGTGAACGAGGACACCATCCTTGACCGGCCGCGCACATGGTTCTACATGCACGCCCCGAAGTTCCTCGCAGAGATGGTCGGCTGCCCGTTCTGTGTCGGGTTCTGGATCGCCGGCATCGTTGTCGCCGTCACGAACCTTGTGGTCCCGGTGAGCCTGCCGGTCCTCTACTGGTTCGGTGTCGCTGGCGGGTCTGCTCTCATCTACGAACTGATTAGCAAAGGGTCCGACGACTGATGGCGAAGCGTAAGCCTTTCAACTCCCTTGTGGCGTCGGCCAAGAACCTGACCGACCACCCGCTGACGACGTCGAGCAAGCAGCGGTGGCAGGACGAGGCGTGGGCCTACTACGACGCGTCGCCCGAACTTCGCTACGGCATCCAGTACCTGTCGAACGCGATGAGCCGGGTGAACCTGTTTGCGGCGACGTGGGACGAGTCGGGTTCGCACATCAAGGCGCTGCCACCGGACCATCCGGCGTCGGTCCGTGTGCAGGAGTTCGGTGGCGGTCCCGGCGGCCAGGGTCAGATTCTGGCCCGTGCCGCACAGAACCTTGGTGTTGCCGGCATCGGTTTCATCATTGGCATCAACGTGGACGGGTTCACGGACTGGACGCTGTTCTCGGCCGACGACGTCCAGATCATCGTGGCTGAGGGCGTCAAGATGACGCAGGTTCGTGACACCGGGAACCGCACGGGTCTCTACAACCGTGGTGCCGAGTGGACGACGATCCCCGAGGACTCGACGGTTGTGGTGATGTGGCGTCCCCATGCCCGCCATGTGTACGAGCCGGACTCGCCGGTCCGTGCCGCCCTGTCGGCGCTCGGTGAGCTGGACCTGCTGAACGAGCGTATCGCCGCCGACGCCATGTCGCGCCTTGCCGGTGCTGGTGTCCTGGTGGTGCCGTCGGAGGCGACGTTCCCGAAGTCGTCGCCCGACGAGGTTGATGACGACGACTTCACGCTGACACTCATGGAGGCGATGACGGTTCCGATTCAGGACCGTGAGTCGGCTGCTGCGGTGGTGCCGCTCGTCGTCCGTGTGCCGGGCGAGTATGCGACGGGGATGCGACACATTTCGTTCGCCACACCGTTCGACAAGCGCATCCTTGACCTGCGGACCCAGGCAATCAGTCGTCTCGCTGTCGGCCTTGAGCTCCCCAACGAGGTTCTGACCGGCATGGCCGACGTGAACCATTGGTCGGCGTGGCAGATCGAGGAATCGGCCGTGAAACTCCATGTGGAGCCGCTGGCCGAACTGATCTGTGACGCGATCACGGAGGCGCTTGTCGGGCCCCTCGGCTACGACGATGTGTTCGTTTGGTACGACGCGTCGGAACTCCGTATCCGGCCCGACCGTTCACAGTCTGCGATTGCGCTGTACGACCGGCTTGAGCTGTCGCCGGAGGCAACGCGTCGGGAGACCGGGTTCTCGGAGGCTGACGCGCCGACGGTGGAGGAACAGACGACGCTGCTGCTCAAGAAGTTGGCGATCGAGCATCCTGAGCTGCTGCCCATCGCTCTCAAGGCGATTGCGCCTGACGCACCGGAGATTCCTGCTGTGGGTCCGGTGAACGAGCCGCCCGGTCCTGCGCCGGCCGACGCTGCGCCGTCCACGGTGAACACTCCTGGTCCTGCTTCGCCGGAACCGTCGAAGGTGCAGGCTGCGGCGCTGACTGCGGCGTGTGACGCTGTGGTGCTGCGTGCGTTGGAGCGGGCCGGCAACAAGCTGGTGCGGACCCACAAGGCAGGGAACCTTGGTGTGGATGCTGCGGAGGTCCACACACAGTTGCGTGCCACGACCGACGACGTGCCGAGCCTGTTCTCGGGGGCGTGGGACAGGCTTGGTGTTGTCGCTGCCCGCTACGGCGTCGATGAGGTCGCGCTGACTGCTGCCGTGTCGGCCTACACGACGAACCTGCTGCTCACCGCAAAGCCCCACGACTTTGATGCGCTAGAGGTTGCGCTCGATGGTCTCTGAGGAACAGCTCGCCCGGCTGGACGACCTGCTGGACGAGACTGCGAAGGCGATTGCCGACTACATGGTGAAAGCCGTCGTTGCTGACGTCGAACGTGAGTGGAACGACGCGCTGACTGCGGCGGTGGACTTTGCGGCGTTGGCGATCGACACGGAACCCCCGGCCGACGAGGTCGAGGAAGTGGAGAAGCGGACGAAAGAGGCGTTGTTCGTCGCTGCGTTGCTGATGCTGCTGCTGCTTGGTGTTCGTAACGAGCAGGCGCAGGCTGTGGCGCTCGGCCTGTCCACTCCTGGGTCGGTGGCCCCGGCGGCGATCACGACGCGGTTGCGGACGTTGCGGCAGATCATTTCGGCGCGTGTCATCGACGCGTTCGGGAAGGCGATTTCGTCGGGAGCGAACCGTCAGGACGCACTTGCGAAGGCGTTGCGTGAAGCGGAGAACTCGGCACGCATCTTTGCTGAGGCCGAAGCGTTGGCTGCGGTGAACGGCGGCATCGACAACCTTGGCAACTACCTAGAGTCCCGTGGCCTCACGGTCACAAAGACCTGGTACACCCGACGCGACAACCGGGTTCGTGAAACCCATTCACGCGCCGAAGGCCAAGAGGTTCCGAACAGCGCCTACTTCAACGTCGGCGGCTGGCCCATGCAGTACCCCGGTGACCGCAACGCACCCCCCGACCTGTGGGTGAACTGTGTGATTGGGTCATCCGAGGTCAGTTGGCCTGGGCAGACTGTCGAAGCCACGACGTCGAGGTTGTATGAGGGCACGTTCGTACAACTGGTCACGGCTGACGGTCACGACCTCACCATCACCCCGAACCATCCGGTACTCACCACCACCGGGTACGTCCCTGCTGGTCTGCTCGGCCCAGGCGACGAGGTCTTTGCAGCCCCTGTCTCCGTAGCGCCACAGGTAACCGACGCTCCACCCAGCATCGAGCAGGTACACAGTTCGCTGCGCGAGATGTGGGCAGAGCAGAGGGTTATTGGAAGCACTATGGATTTCCACGGCGACGGAACCGATGCGGAAGTCCAAGTTGTACGGCCCGACTGCGCGTTGCCGCTCGAAATGTGGGGCGATAGTCGCGAACTTCTGTTCATCGGGTTGGACAAGCGTGAGTCGCTTCTCGTTGGTAGCGGCACGAACAGTGTCACGTTCACGACCGAGACGGACTCTGGCAGTCGTAGTCTTGCGGCGAGCCTCTTGAGCCTTGGCAGCTCTCTCTCTGCGCTCATTGAGGGTTGCACGCTCGGCCCAGAGAATGTTGGCCTCGCTAGCCGATCTGATGGGCAGACCGAGTTCGGTCAGACGGCGAACAATGACTGGTCGGCTGACTCCGAATCTTTGCGACATCGCGAGCACGCTCTGTCCTTCGGAATGGCACCGAGCAAGCTCGTCAAGGTCAATCGTTATTCGGGGCGGCATCAGGTTTACAACCTCCATACGTCAAGCAACTGGTATGCAGCACAAGGCATTGTAGTGCATAACTGTCGTTGCATCATGGTTCTCGGTTCGCCGTCGCTGGTGGCCGACACGCTCCGCTAGTCCGTTTCACGGTCAGATTCATCGTTTAGAGTGGTTGTCATGCTTACTTGGTCCGGCATCATCGCGATGGAAGGCACCCCGACCGGTGACGGCCGGCTGATCGCAGAGGGCGCACTCACCTGGCTTGACGGGCCGATGCCGCTCCGGTTCGTGGAGGAAGATGAGGGAGGCCACGACGGCGCTGTTGTCGTCGGTGCGATCCTCACGGTGGAACGTCAGGACGGCGGTGTCATCTACGCCACGGGTGTCATTGACGAGTCCCTTGAGTACGGGGCGAAGGCCGCGCATCTGATTCGCAACGAGCTGGCGAACGGTGTGTCGATCGACCCTGACGACGTGACCATCGAGTACCAGGGTCCTGACGGTGAGGTGCCGGAGGACGACGAGCCGATGGCGTCGATGATGACGGTGCTGACTGCGGCCCGTATTCGTGCGGCGACCCTTGTGGCAATCCCGGCGTTCGCTGAGGCGAAGATCATGCTGGACGAGGGGCAGGACGTTCCGGTCGAGGTTCCCGACGACGACATGCCTGTGGACGAACCTGTGGATCAGCCTGTGGAAATGGCTGTGGAGGACAGGATCGACTCGTTCCAGAAGTCGAAGTGGCCGATGTTCGACCGTGAGTTCGCTGCGATGGTCAAGGAGAACCACCCCGACGTTTGGGACGCCGGGGGCAACATCAAGGGCGACGACCAGTACGAGATTCTGACGAAGATCGCTGACAACGACGGTGTCGCAGAGACCGACGACCAGGTTGCTGCCCTAGAGCTCCGTGAGGCTTGGGTGGCCCGCCACTACAAGGACTTCCGGCTTCCCGGTGTCATCGCACAGATCAAGTGGCTGGCGATCGGTGAGCAGGGCGAGGACAAGATGAAGGACGTCGTCCTCGAAGCGATCGACAAGAAGCAGGAGGACGACATGGCTGTCTCCGAGTTCTCGGCCATCCGTGCCCATGAGACCGGTACTGACGACTCGCCGTGGGACGCCGGGGAGCAGGAGCCCCGTGTGACGTCGCCGGCCGACGAGGCGTACTTCGCTGACGTCTACGCATGGAAGGACGACGAGGCTGACCTGACCGTCAAGTCGTCGTACAAGTTCATTCACCACTTCGTGTCGGAGGACGGCACTCCTGGTGACGCTTCGACCGTTGCCTGTTCGGCCGGCATTGCCGTGCTGAACGGTGGCCGTGGCGGCACGACGATCCCCGACGCCGACCGTCAGGGTGTGTACGACCACCTTGCGAAGCACCTTGTCGATGCTGGCAAGGAGCCTCCGGCGCTGCTGTCGCTCGATGAGTTGGACGCCGAGCTGGGTGGCGGCAAGGGCCGGAAGGGCAAGAAGGACGACGAGAAGGAGCCGATGCCGGGGATGGCGTCGTGGCTGTCGATCGTTGCTGCTGCCCCGGTTGCGCCGCCCGCCGACTGGTTCCGTGACCCCGGTTTCTCGGGGCCGACGAAGGTGCGGGTCGAGGGCGACCGTATCTTCGGGCACCTTGCAACCTGGGGAACGTGCCACATCGGGTTCGGTGAGGGCCGTTGTGTCCAG